TTTAGACCCATCTCAAACTAATGCATATAATCTTATTAATCAGCAAGTAGGTAATAATGCAGGTTTAGGTACGTTAGCTTCTACAGCAGGACAGAACTTACTTAATGCAGGTATGGGTGTTGGTGCAAATGCTCAAAATATTTACAATATGGCTAATCCTGCAAGTACAATGCAAACAGCTAATATGTATGCAAACAATCCATTTATAGATAGAGCTGTAGATGCAGGAATGTTGGCAGGTAGAAGACAACTTAATGAAGTAGATATTCCACAAGCACGTCTAGGTTCAGCTGGTGGTGGTAATGCACGTTCATCACGACTTGCCATGAAAGAAGGAATTTTAGAACGAGGACTTGCTGAAAGTGGACAAGCTTTAGATGCTCAAATGAGACAACAAGCTTTTAATACTGGTTTAGGACAAGCTAACCAAGACATAAGTAATGCACTCTCAGCCAATGCAGCTTTACGAAGTGGATTAACTACTGGACAAAACTTATTAGGTTTTGGACAAGGTTTTGGATTTAGACAAGCAGATGCACTTACTAAAGCTGGACAGATGATGCAAGGTCAACAACAAGCAGAAATGGATGATGCACAAAAGCAATTTTATATGGCTCAAGATAGACCAATGGATTTAGTTTCAAGTTTTATTTCTATGATAAATGGTGGCACAATTCCATCAACTGGAGTGCCTTCTGGTTATATGAATATGGCAAGTCAAAATCCATTATTAGCAGGAGTTCAAGGTGGACTTGGTGGTGGTCAAATGGGTATGGGATTTAGTAACTACTTTCAACCATATCAGCAACCATATGTGTTTGGAGACTTTTAAAATATGAATATTCTAGAACAACTTATGCAAAATCCAAGTGGTATGAGATTAATAGATACTGACGGAATATTATCTATTGGAAATGTAGAGCCGAATACTGGCACAATTCAGATGCAAGGTGGCAACAAAGTTAACATGGTTAATCCTTCTGCAGTCTTGGTAAAAGGTGGAGAAGATGGAGCAACTTTAAAAGGTCAAGCAGGATTTGTTGGTACGAACACTGGCTCAGACCAAAATAGAAAAAAAGCAGGATTATTTGAAAAATTTAGAAGCTTACCTGCAGATGTATTAATGAGAGCTGGAGCTGCCACAATGGGAGCATCTAACTTACCTTCAGCTTTAGGAGCTGCTGGAGATGTTTATGGTGATTACTTCGCAACTCAATCACCAGAAGCAAAGTTAGACAGAGCTTTAGACCTTTATTCTAGGATAAATAACATTAATAAAATTAACGCTAAAGTTAATCAAGATGTAAAAGAAAACAATGAATTAATAGGAAATTTATCTAGTGTAGCAAATCAATTTAGGGCAGCATCTGAAATGCTTAATGCAAATCCAAGTGCAGTTGGTTTAGGTTTTAATACTATTCTAAGAGATATATCTGGAGTAGATTTAGCTGGTTTTACTGATAATCCAGAAGCTGGAATTAGAAGCCAATTACAAACACTTAAAATTAGTGAAACATTGTTAAACACTGCCAAGACTAAAGGTGCTATTTCAAATGCTGAAATGCAAATCTTTATGTCTGACCAACCTAAGTTTTCATATAGTAATGCTCAATGGCAAAGATGGCTAACACGAAGACAAGAAGCTATCAATAACATCCTTAGAAGGTTAAACAGTGGCGAAGTTGTTGAGTTGGCAAAGCAACCTTCAGCTGAAGAAATACAAAAGCTTGGTCAAATGGAAAACAGCTGGATAGATAGCTTAAGTCAAGGATTATTGTCTGGTCAATCAGACAGTGTAAGTCAAGGCAATGCAGACATGGAAGCTGCAGACGCAATAATTAATTAAAAGGTAAAATAAATGGCATATGGCATGAACCAAGGGATTGTTAACCCATTCCTTATTGGAAATATTCCACCAAATAGTCAGCCCTCAAATCTTTTAGAAATGGCTTTAGCAGCTAATCAACCAGTAGATAACAAATTGGCTATGTTAAACCAAAATGCAACAAACCAACTTATAAACGAAGATATAAATAAGCACGTTACAGATACTTCCGTTTTACAAAAAATGGAAAATGCACTTATGCCTTCTGCAGAAGCTGCTCAAACTAACCAAAATCAAACTGGTAATGTTGATGAAGAGGATATGGAAGCGAAAGCAACAAAATATGCTCAGTGGATTGTTGCTAATAAAGATAAAAAAGGCACAAAAGAATTTGAAACTGTAGTTAGAGCTTATAAAGCAGCTAAATCTAGGATAGACCGAAAAAATACTATGTCAGATGCTGCAATGGCATCCATTACAAAGCTTCTTCCAGCTAATGTTGCAGGTGGTTTCTCTTCATTAACAGACCTTACGTTAGAAAAGTTTGGTGACAACCTTAATCCAACAATTAGAGACACTTTAGTAAATTTATCAAGCGATGCATCAAACTTCCAAAATGAATTGATGGCTGAAGTAGGTGATGTTTACAAAGGCAGACCAAATGATGTTCCAGCTTCAATCCTACAAGGTTTACAAGCTGGTGATTATGGTGGTGCTTTAGAAGCATTAGGATATGGAGTGACAGAGGGCATTGGTACGTCAGCACCAAGTTTTGTAGCAGGTTTAATTAAAAGGTATCCTGCTGTAGCTCTTTTATCTACTGCACCAAATGCTCTTATGTTAATGCAAGATAAAATAGATGCTAAAAGAGAAAAAGGCTTAGATGCTACACTAAATGCACAAGATTTATTAGTTGTTGCAGGACAATTAGGTTTTGACCTTATACCAATGAAGAAAAACTTCTTTAAAGATATGATTAAAGAAGCTTCAGTAGAAACTGGACAAGATGCAGCAACAATTATTAGTACAATGTCTCAAGGTGCAAAATATGCTGAAGATGAAGTCTTTGAAGACTTGTTTGAAAGCTTTGCAATCGGTGGTGCAACACAAGGTACATTTAGAACTGCAAGTAGTGTAGGTGGAGCAGTAACTCCAAACATTGTAAAACGTATCGTAGGTGGTAATCCAAGCCAAACTGCTTTTGCCCAAACTACATCTGAAAAAGTTGAGGATAGAATTAGGTCTGATTTAGCTAATAATCTTAATGATATGGCTGATAACATGGGTGCTAACTTAAAAGACACTGATAGAGAAAGCACTGTTGGTGCTAGAGCAGTCATGGATAATGTTCAAAGAGACTTATCTACTCAAATTCAATCTGTAGCTAACACTATTAAAAATTCTATAAACCCAACTGGCTCAGATGCAAAAACTTTAGCTGTTGATAAGATAATTGAACGTGCAAAAGCACAATCAGCAATAGCTAGAAGCAAAAACAAAGTAAAAAATACTGTAACAGAAGCTGATTTTGATAGAATAAGAACTTTAGCACCAACTAATGCTCAAGCTGAAACTGAAACTCTTATTAATTTGATGAGACAATCAAATGAACTTACCAAATTACAAGCTGGTGGAGTTAAGGGTGGTCTTTCACGAATAACAGATGAACTTATGCCTTTTGGTAAGACCTCAAACTATCTTCCAAGTGGAGTAGCTGGTGGTTTAAGACCAATGTTAGCTCTAGGAGCAGGTTTAGCAACTGGTGGTATATCCACTATAGCTCAAGTTGGAGCTGTAGGAGCTGGTAGAACAATAGATGCTTTTACTGGAAATAGAAGTCCAGTTAATAAGTTTGTTAAACAGTTTAAAGGTGGAAAGGGTAGTCCAGATTATTCAAAATTACCAAGCATAGTTAAAGCAAGAGAAACAAATAGGAAAAATGCTGAAGCACAATACCAAAAAATAAGAAAACAGAGTAGAGCTGCTAACGTCAATATGCCAGAAGGCATAGACAATGAGTTAAATGACCTTGGAATATTACCAGTTGAGCAAGACAAAGGTTTAAAAATACTTCTTAATGAAGGTGCAATTACTAAATCTCAATATGACAAGTTCTATAAAAATCCTATGGACTTAAGAGCAGATGACCAAGGTTTTATAGCTATCAAAGCAGGTCTAAATAGACTAGCTCAACTAGGTAGAATTAATCAAAGTCCTGCAACTGCACAACAAAACCAACAAGCTATACAGCAAATACAACAAACTAATAACCAACAACAGCAACAACAGTCACCTCAACAACAACCACAGCCTAAACCACAGCCATTAACAAAAGAACAACGAGAAGATGGCAGAAACAAAAACCAAAAATTCTTAGACAACATGGCTGATAGAGTTGATGCGAAAGAAAAAGGAGTGACTAAAGCTGTAATGTTGGATGCATTAGAGAAATTTAGATTGATGAGTGGTAGAAGAGGTTCAGATATAGTTCAAGAAGCAAATAGAATTTATCTTGAAGCTTTTAACTTCAACCCAAGAGCTGCAAATAGATACTTATTTCCATATGTGAAAAGAGTTGAACGTCAGCAATCAAATATTCCACGATTAACTAACTAAAAAGCTATGAAATCACCAACGTGGCAACGCAAGGCAGGTCAATCAAAATCTGGTGGCTTGAACGCAAGAGGTCGTGCTTCTTACAACAGAAGAACTGGTGGCAATCTTAAACCACCAGTATCTGCAAAAGCTGCAAAGAAATCACCTGCCAAGGCAAAAAGAAGAAAATCTTTTTGTGCAAGAATGAAAGGCATGAAAAGCAAATTAACGAGTTCTAAGACTGCTAGAAATCCCAATAGCAGAATTAATAAAGCACTTAGAAAATGGGATTGTTAAATATATAGGGAGTAACATTTATGCCAATGGTTAAAGGTAAAAAATATCCATACACAAAAGCAGGTATGGCATCAGCAGCTAAAGCAAGACGTACTAAGAAAAAGTTAAAAGATTATAAAAAGAGTAAGAAATAATATGTCATTGTATGAAAATATAAATAAACGTAGAAAGGCTGGTATTTCTAGACCAAAGTCTAAATCAAAAATATCACCAAAAGCCTATGCTAATATGAAAGCAGGTTTTCCAAACTCTAAAAAGAATATTGCAAAGAAAAAGAAACGTGCAAAGAAAGCCTAGATTAAAAAAATCTACTTCAGCAAAGCAACCTCAAAAAGCACCTAAGAATAATTACTTTTCTAATCTAATGAAGACTGAAGAAGGTCGTAGATTAAGAAAAGAATGGTCAAATAAGCCTAAGAAAAATGCAGGTAGACCAAAGGGTGTACCAGATGGTTACACAAAAGAAACTATTAAACCAATAAGAGAAAAAGCAAGAAAGTTTGCAGAGGATTTCGTGAGTAAAAAAGATATAAAAAATGATTATGCCAAAGAAGCTCTAACTACAGCTGTGGAAGTAATGAGAACTCCTACTGCTGATAGAGAACGTCTGTCAGCTGCTCGTTTAGTTTTGGAATTTACTGAAGCGAAACCAGCTGCAAAGTCAGAAGTAACATTACATCAAGCTGAAGCTTGGTTAGAGGAGTTGGCAAACCAAAGTGATGAAGAAGAAGTTATTACAGATACGGAAGAAACTGTTCACTGACTTTAGCTACTATTCTAAAAACTCATTAAAAATAAGAACAAAAGCTGGTGAGATAAAACCACTGCTTTTAAATAATGCACAAAAAATACTTCAAAATGCTATTGAAAAACAAATGCAGACAGAAGGTAAGGTTCGCATTGTTATTTTGAAAGCTAGACAACAAGGTATTAGTACTCATGTTGGTGGCTACTTTTATTTTAATGTAAGTCAAAGAAAAGCTCAAAAGTGCATGGTTATAACCCATAGTGCAGATAGTACTAGGGCATTGTTTGATATGACCAAAAGATACCATGAAAACTGCCCAGAGCTTCTCAAACCACATACAAAATATTCATCTAGAAAAGAACTAAGTTTTGATGTTTTAGATAGTAGTTTTGTAGTCGCAACAGCTGCGACAGATGCTATAGGGCGAGGAGAAACAATTACTCAAGTTCATGCTTCTGAATTAGCTTTCTGGTCACCCAACACAGCTAAAGAGAACTGGAATGCTATACTACAAGCAGTTCCAAATGAAAAAGGAACAGCGATTATAGCTGAAAGTACAGCTAATGGATTATCAAACGTCTTTCACGATTTATGGCGAGGTGCTTGTAATGGAACTAATGGATTTATCCCAGTTTTCATTCCTTGGTACATTGATGATACTTATGTTGAGTTGGTGGATAAACCTTTAGATAGGACACCAGAAGAAGAGGAGATAGCTTCTAAATATATACTTTCAGATGGGCAATTAGCATTTAGACGAAAGCGAATAGCACAAAATGGAATTTTATTATTTAAACAAGAATATCCAGCTACTGCTGAAGAAGCATTTATAACAAGTGGTAGACCAGTATTTAATCCAGAACAATTAGTAGAAATGCTTGAAGATGCTAAACAGCCTATCGCTCAATTAGCATTAGAAGGTGAAGATTGGAAAGAACATTACAGAGGTGAATTACTTCTGTACGAAAATATAAATCCATCCGAAACATACTACATTGGAGCAGACGTAAGTATGGGTATTAGAGGTGGAGATTGGTCAGTTGCACAAGTACTTAGTTCAGACAAAAAACAAGTTGCAATGTTTCGCTCACAAGTACACCCAGATTACTTCGCAACTATTCTTTTTCATATGGGTGTTTTGTTTAATGATGCTCTTATAGCAGTTGAAAATAATGGTCATGGCTTACTGACTGTTACACGTTTGGGAAAAGATATGGCTTACCCAAATATGTACCTAGAAACTATCGTAGATAAGATTTCAGATAAAGAAACTATAAAGTTAGGATTTACTACAAGTGTGAAGAGTAAACCATTGATTATAGACACTTTAAGAGCTGAATTGCGAGAGAAAAATATTGAAATTCACGACAAAATTACTCTCAGAGAAATGATGACTTACATTGTAGAACCAAGTGGTTCAATGGCTGCAGATGCAGGGTGTCACGATGATACTATCATGTCATTAGCAATAGCAAATTACATTAACGAAGGGCAATTTACACCAGTGGAAGTTACACAAGATATGTACATAGAGATGATTTAAAATATGGCTAAATATAAAAAATTAGGCGAACAAGATATTGCTAATTTGGTAGATGCAAATATCAAACAAGCAGTAGGATATTTTGATAGCAAACTGTCAACTGAACGACAGAGAGTAATGGAGCATTATACAGCAAAATTACCTCATCCTCACCATGACGGAAACTCAAAATATGTAAGCCAAGATGTTTACAATGCAGTTGAAAGTATGAAAGCTTCGTTATTAGAAGTCTTCGCATCTGGAAGAAAAATAGTTTCATTTACACCACAAAATCCAGAAGATGTAGAACCTGCAAGAATAGCGAGTGAGTATGTAGATTACGTTCTGTTTAGACAGAATGAAGGATATATGCTTTTCAGCGATATTATCCAAGATGGTTTAATGTCTCGTATTGGTGTTGCTAAAGTATATTGGCAAGATGAAATAGAACCAGTTGAGCAAGACTTTGAAGGAACTGTAGAAAGTCTAGATGTCTTATTAGCTGATGAAGCTTATGACGTAACAGAAGTAAGCCAACCAGACGAAGATGGTCAAATAACAGCAACAGTAATCTATAACAAAAATAATAGTAAAGTTGTTGTAGACCAAATAGCACCAGAAGAATTTATAGTAGAACCAAGAGGTGTTGACCTTCATTCTATGAACTTTATGGCTCATAGAAGCTCTAGAACTAAATCAGAACTTATTAAGATGGGTTTTGATAAAAAGAAGGTAGAGAATATTGGAACATCTGAAGGTACAGCTGACTTAGAGACAGACCCAGAACACTTAGCTAGATTTGAAAATGTAGGAGCTGATTTACTTAATGTAGGCAAGGATTACCAAGAGCAGGTAAAACACATTCTTGTTTATGAAGCCTACATAAATATGGACATTGAAGGAACTGGTGTCGCTAAAAGATATAAAGTTTGTAAGGCTGGTACACAAATCTTAGATATAGAAGAGGTGGGTGAATTACCATTTGTCCATTTCTGCCCATTGCCTATTCCACATAGCTTTCATGGAAGTAACTTTGGCAAAAGAGTAATAGATATTCAAAATGCTAGAAGTATATTAACAAGGTCAATTTTAGACCATGCAGTTATATCCAATAATCCAAGATATACAGTTACAAAAGGTGGTCTAGTTAATCCTAGAGAACTTATGAATAATAAAGTTGGTGGATTAGTAAACGTAACCAGACCAGATGCAATACAGCCTTTACCTCAAGCATCACTTAATCCATTTGTATTTCAAACTCTAAATCTATTACAAGATAATTTAGAAAATACCACTGGAACGAGTTCCTTATCACAAGGACTAAATAAGGATGCTGTAAGTAAACAAAATTCAGCAGCTATGGTTGAGCAGTTAGCTAACTTATCTATGCAAAGGCAAAAGATTATAGCTAGAAACTTCGCTAATCAATTTGTCAGACCTCTTTTTGAAAAGATTTACAGATTAATTGTAATGAATGAGGACAGAGAGAAGATAATTGATGTTGCTGGTAATTGGATAGAAGTAAATCCAAAGACTTGGATTGAAAGCAGAAATGCCTATGTTGATTTACATTTAGGCTATGGTGAGAATGAAAAGGAAGCTCAGAAGCTTCTAGGTCTTCACGATTTTATGTCTAAAGACCAAGCACTTCAGCCTATCTATAGCTTACAAAACAGATACTCTATGATGAAAAACATTCTAGAGAAAAATGGAATAAAGAATACAGCTGAGTTTCTTACAGACCCATCTACATTGCCACCACCTCAACCAAATCCTCAAGAAGAATTGAAAACGCAAATGCAGATGAAAGCTATGGAGCTTCAAGAAAGACAGACAGCTATTGGTGAGCAAAAGATACAAATTCAAGCTGAAGAAGCTGCAGATAAGCAAGGTTTGGCTGAACAAAAAGCTGAGTTTGAAGCAGCTCTTAAATCAGACCAACAAGACTTAAGAGAACGTCAACAAGCTCATAAAGAAGAGATAAATAGGAAAGAACTAGAACTCGCAAATAAGACAGAGGATGTCAGAGCGATTGCTAGTCCAACTGGCTAAAAAGGAGAAGTAATAAATGTCAGAGAATAAACAACAAGAAATTATTGATAGAGGAAATGATGCTAAAAAATTTATAGAAGCACCAATTTATCAGAAGGTTTTAAATAGCCTAATTGATGAATGTATTGGTGCATGGGCATCATCCAAAATTGAAGAGAAAGAAAAGAGAGATATGTATTGGCATCGTTACCAATCAGCTGTCTCTATGCATTCAACACTTCAATCTTGGGTTGCATCTATGGAACAAGAACAAAAGAATTTAGAAGACGAAAATTCTTCTAATAATAAGCAGGAGATACATTAATTATGACTGATAGCACTATCCAAACAAATGACGTGCAAGATAAAGGTCAGCCCACTAGTGACTATGATGTTTTAGAAGCTAGTGATGCCTTATTGAGTAGGTGGACAGACGTTGAAAAACCATCTGAAGAAACTGAGACAAAGGCTAGGGATGAGGTTTCGGATAATAATGAAGACGAGACTACTGAAACCCAGACCGAAGAAGAAGAACTAACTCAAGACGAGGATATAGACGAAGAGGAAACTGAAGACCTTGATACGGAAACGCAAGATGTCGATGAAGACGAAGTTGATTCGGAAGATGACGAGGATAGCACGGACAGCAAAATTCTCACCGAGGATGCTCTTGTCGAAGTCAAAGTCGGAGACAAAACCAATCAAGTATCTGTAAAAGAACTCACTAGATTATATGGTCAAGAGAAAGCTCTTACACAAAAGTCTCAACAATTAGCTTCCCAGAAAAAAGAAGTAGAGCAAGACGGATTAAAGTATGCATCTGCATTAGAAAATCTCGTTAAAAGAGCTGAAGAAAGATGGAAGCCATACTCAGAAGTTGATTTCTTAGTTGCATCTAAAAAGATGGATGCCAATGAATTTCAACAACTAAGAGCTGAAGCTAACACTGCTTACGAAGATTATAAGTTTCTTACAGAAGAAGCTGACAAATTTAGTAAGGATATAGCTGAACAACAGCAGAAACAACTTAAAGCACAAGCTATAGAAACTATTAAGGTTCTAGAGAAAGATATAGATGGTTGGAATAACGAACTATACAACAATGTTAGAAGTTATGCTGTAGAGCAGGGTATGCAACAACAAGTGGTAGACCAAATCGTAGACCCAGTTGCCATCAAAATTATCCACAAAAGTAGACTGTTTGACGAAGCCAAAAAGAAAGCTTCTATCAAAAAGAAAGCCAAAGTGACTACGAAGGTTTTGAAGAAATCAATTCCTACAGACGTAGCCAAATCTGAAGCCAAGCAACAGAAGAAATCTGATGCTAAAAAGAGAATACAAAGTGCAGGTAATGACTTTGAATTAGTCGCAGATGCTCTCCTAGAAAGATGGGAAAATTAACTCAATAAGCCTATGGAGAATATAATATGGCAAAATTTACTTCGTATAATACTGTTGGAGCGAAGGAAGATGTTAGTGACGTAATCACTAATATAACACCAACAGATACACCTTTTACTTCTTCTATAAGAACTGAAAAGGTTAATGCTAGAACATTTTCTTTCCAAGAAGATACACTAGCTGCTGCTGCTGATAACAAGCTCGTAGAAGGAGCAACCCTATCAGAAGCTACAAGAAATCCTACCTCGTTACTTTCAAATGTAACTCAAATTTTAAGTAAAACTTTTGAAATTTCTGCAACAAGTGATGCGATTGCGACTTACGGAAGAGCTAAAGAAACGGCTTACCAACTTGCAAAAGTATTAGCTGAAATTAAACGTGATTTAGAGTTTGCGTATGTAGGACAAGATAATGCAAGTGTAGCTGGAGACAGTTCTACTGCAAGAGAGATGAATAGTTTCTCACAATTTATTAACTCTGATGTTACTACAATCACTGATAGTGATGCAGGTTCTGGTGGAAATCAAGCAGGTCCAATTACTGAAGCAAACTTATTAACTTGCTCAGAAAATCTGTATAATCATGGTGGTTTACCATCTATGCTTATGGTTTCACCAAGTAAAGCACAAACTATTGCTGCTTTTGCAACTGCTACTGGTAGAGAAAGAGATTTCGGAACTGGTACAACACTCGTAAACGTAGTGGATGTAATGGTTACTCCTTACAATACAATGAAGTTAGTCTTAAACAGACATATGCTCACTGATAGAGTATTTCTGATAGACCCAACTTATGTAAGAAGTATGGTTCTAAGACCTTTCTCAAGAACACTATTAGCGAAGACTTCAGACAGTGACACACATAGTGTTGTTGGCGAATATTCGTTGAAAGTTATGAACGGAAGAAGTCAAGGACAAGTAACCAACCTAACTGGTTAAAACAAATAAAGTGGCACTCAAGGTTTTTGCCCTCTCCTTCCTTGGGTGTCGCTTTTAATTTTTATGAGGGTTTAAATTACTATGAAAAAAATTGAAGATATTAATTGGCAAGTAGGTCAACATACAGATGGCTTATTTGTAAAAAAAGAACAAACTATTCCAGATGAATTTTTAAGAGCTAACAAAGCTCAACGTATTGAAAGTTCAAATTCTAGGATGGGTAACTACCATAGACTAGCATCTATTCCAGTGATTGTAGCTGATAAATGGATGAGAGAAGGTTTTAACATCTATGATGGTTCAGTTACTCCACAAGACATAATCAAGAAATTGAAATCAGAAAATCTAGAGGGTTTTTTAACAAGCAACAAGAGTATTTAACTTATGATAAAGTCTGAATTACGTTCACATATAAAGGATGTTTTAAATAGGTCTGACTTAACTGATGCCCTAGCAAACACTTTTATTGAACATACTATAAGTCGCATACAAAGACTTTTACGAATACCAAGCATGGAAAAGACTGCTACTCAAACTGTAGCAGGTGGGTATGATGGTTTTGTAATTCCAAATGATTTTCTAGAAACTATATCAATCCGTTCTCAAGGAAACTCAGCTTGTACGAAAATAGAATATTCAGATTTCTTAGCTTTATCTAATGTAACTGGAACTCCTACTAAGTTTACAAGAGAACCTGCTACAAACAGATTTTTACTCCATCCAGTTCCTAACTCTGGAGCAGTATTAGAATTAAAATACTATGGAGAACTTACAGCTTTAACCTCTGACAGTTCTACTAATGAACTTACTGAAATAGCAGAAGATTTAATAGTATATGGAGCATTAAGCTATGCTGCAGATTACTTTATAGATGAACGAAAAACTCTTTTTGAAAGTTCGTTCCAAAACTATTTAACAGAACTCAAGTCTCAATCAATAGACGAAGCATTCGCAGGTGGAAACTTATCCATTAGTGGTGCTTATCAATATACGGATTATCAGCCTAATGAGTAGTAAATCATCCTTTTATACAACGACTGCTACACCAGAAGAAATGGTGTCAGTTGCCACTTCAGCATCTAATGCTTCTACTTCAGAGACAAATGCAGCTACAAGTGCAACTAATGCAGCTACAAGTGCAACCAATGCTTCAAATAGTGCAACAGCTGCTGCAAGTAGTGCTTCTTCAGCTTCTACGTCAGCATCCACTGC